ATAGAGCAAGATGGTGATGTCTACTACCGTATATCAGGAAAAACAGGTGGTGCAGATAGGGAGCGCATGACACAGACCTACAAGGAGATAGGCGATCAACTTGTACCTGTAGGCAAAGCTAGTTTCTATAAAGGTGCACACCCTGATGCAGCAAAGGTAAAAGGCATTGCACAAGTAGCTGGCATATTTGCTGCTCCATTTACCGCTGGATTATCCACTTCTATTGGCTCTGCCATTATGGGTGCAGGTGCAGTTGGAGCACAGACAGTTGGATCAGCAGTACTTGGTGCCGCCTTTAACGGGTTAACTGCCGCAGCTACTGGTGGGAACATAGGCAAGGCTATGATTGGTGGTGCAGCAGCAGGTGCTCTTAATGCCAATGCAGGTGAAATTACTACAGCCATTATCGGTGCAGACAATTTAAATAGCATTGCTAGTACATTAAACTTAAAGCCAGCACAAGTGTCCAATATATTTGTGGGTTCTATAGGTAGTGGTGTTACAACTGCTATACGTGGCGGTGATTTCGGTGACGTACTAACGAGCTTTAAAGATTCACTTATATCTTCTGGTGTATCTGAAATAGCTGCAGCCAATGTAATGAAATCGTTATCAGGCACAATGGACCCAGATAACTTAAGACGTATTGGCACAGCAACTAAGATGCTGTCTAATGTAGCTATCAATGCTTCTATGAAAGGTTTAGATGTTAATACTGCAATTAAATATTACGCACCGACAGTAATGACACGAGCATTGACTACCCCAGGCGGGGGATGATATAATAGATAGTTAGCTATAGAAGGGTGTAGCTTTCAACAACAATAACCCTTCATCATGGGCCACCTGATAAGACAGCCCCCACTTTAAGAGGTAAATATGTCCGATCAACAGCAAGAAGTACAACAAGTAAAAGTAGCAGGTTTTATTAAACGCTCAGCAAATCACGAACGTATTAAAGAAGAAGAGGAAGAGCTGAAACAGTTGATGGAGAATAATCCACAAGATAGTACTCCAGACAATGAACCTGAACCAGATAGTGCAGAAGAACGTAGTTTTAAAAAACGATATGGTGATTTGCGTAGGCATTCACAAAAGCAACAGGTTGAATTACAAAAGCAGATTGATGAGTTAAAAGCTCAACTAGAAACTACAGCAAAGCAAGGTATTAATCTACCTAAGACTGAAGAAGAATTAGATGCATGGGCTAATGAGTACCCAGATGTAGCCAGGATTGTAGAAACAATTGCCATTAAGAAAGCACGTGAACAATCACAAGAACTAGAAACACGGCTACAAAAGATTAATGCAATGGCAGAAGAGACTGCTAAAGAGAAAGCTGAAGCAGAGCTAATGCGTCTACATCCCGACTTTGCCAAGATTCGTGACCAGGATGAGTTCCATGAATGGGTTGAAAAGCAACCTCGTTGGGTGCAGAGTGCGTTGTACGACAATGAGAGTGATGCGGTATCGGCAGCTAGGGCAATCGACTTATACAAAGCTGACAAGGGTATTACTGCTAAACGAAGCAGACAATCAGACAAAGATGATTCAATCGCTGCAGCACGTACTGTCAGGGCTACTAATAAAGCTCGTGTCGAGTTTGAATCGGAAGATGGATTGTTCTATGAATCACAGGTAGAGAAGATGTCTTCCCGTGAGTATGAGAAGAACCAAGAAGCTATTATTGCAGCTATTCGTGCAGGTAAGTTTGTGTATGACAAGACAGGTCACGCACGTTAGTAAGTAAGGTAGCTTGACAAATTTATAATAGCTACATATAACAATGTAGAGTGAACTAATATTTACTGTCAGTGTATTTGCCGACGTAAGTCCTAACCAAGTACGACAGTAGATATTAGTCAATGTAACGCAACAACAATACTGACAGACTTACCTGAAGGTGAGTTAGCCCGATTAAGCAAGGGAAGCGCAGCCCTAACTTAACGCACCTAACCTACTCAGCCTCTGCTGTGATGTGTTGAGCGTATATAAATATATGCCTAACATACCGTAGGAGGTTATATCATGGCATTTCCAAAGGCAGCAGGTTATAATAATCTGCCAAATGGGAATTTTAGTCCCGTAATCTACAGCAAGCAAGTACAACTTGCATTCCGTAAATCTTCAACCGTAGAAGACATCACTAATAGCGACTACTTTGGTGAGATCGCTAACATGGGTGACTCGGTTAAGATCATCAAAGAACCTGAAGTTTCTGTTCAGTCTTATGCTCGTGGCACTCAAATCACGGCACAAGATCTTGATGACGAAGACTTCACCCTTGTCGTTGATCAGGCAAACTACTTTGCATTTAAGATTGATGACATCGAAGCAGCTCACAGCCACGTAAACTTCATGGCAATGGCATCTGATCGTGCAGCTTACCGCTTGCGTGACCAGTATGACCAAGACGTTCTTGGCTATCTCTCTGGCTTCTATCAGTCTGCAAAGCATGTTAACGCTGATACTGCACGTACTACTGCCCCCGGAACTAAGGCAGTTGCAACTGCAGGTTCGGATGAATTGCTTTCTTCGATGAAGCTTAAGAAGGGTGACTTTGGTAACATCACTACTGCATCTGCAGGTGATCATTCCATTCCTCTTGCTGCCCGTCTTCCTGGCGCATCTTCGCTTCCCACTGCCACTGCATCGCCTTTGATGGTTATTGCACGTATGTCACGCTTGATGGATCAGCAGTTTGTTGATACGTCTGGTCGTTGGTTGGTTGTCGATCCTGTCTTTATTGAAATCCTTAAAGACGAAGACAGCCGTTTGCTCAACAGTGACTTCGGTGGTTCTGGTCTTCAGAATGGTCTTGTTATTAACAACCTCCACGGTTTCCGTGTTTATGTTTCTAACAACCTGCCCAAGATTGGTACTGGCCCTGGCACTACAGGCACTGCTAACCAGAACAGCAACTACGGTGTTATTGTAGCTGGTCATGAAGCTGCTGTTGCTACTGCACAACAAATCACCAAGACCGAAAGCTATCGTGATCCTGACAGTTTTGCTGACATTGTTCGTGGTATGCATCTGTACGGTCGCAAGATTCTTCGTCCAGAAGCAATCGTCACTGCTAAATATAACGCAGCTTAATTGGAGGAAATATAAATGGCTACCGTTGACGTATCCCCAGGAATTCAGGCAGGTACACACCCCAGCCGTTCTGTTCGCAACATGCCCTACATGGTCGAGGCAACCCTTGACTTTGCAGTGGCTACTACCACCAAAGGCAGTGCACTTGCTGCTGCCGATGTGATTGAAGTAATTGATGTTCCAGCAGAGACTCTTGTCATTGCTGCTGGCTATGAAGTTACTTCTACTATCACTGGTGATGTTACTGTTGATCTAGGTATCACTGGTGCTGATGCAGATGCATTTGTTGATGGTGCAGTACTAGATAGCTCTGCTACTGGTTACGCAGCACAACCTGCAGCATATCAGCCCATTGTTCGTGGTTCAGCAGATACCATCGATCTCTTGATTGCAACCTCTACGACTGCTATTTCTGCAGGCAAGATCCGTGTTTGGGCATTGCTTTGTGATATTAAAGATCGTGTAGGTCCGGCTGAAGTAGATCGTGACCAGTTGGCTTAATAGCTAACTAACTATAGGGGCAGTGTCTAACAAGGCATTGCCCCATTTCTATATGCTAGATTTAAACGTATCAATTTTTCCCGGCTCCGTTAATGTTATTGCTTCATCTAACGGTCCCCTATCGGCTGAGGAATGGGCTAAGCTTGCCGCAGATAAGATTGTCTACATTGGCAATCAAACTGAAGGTCCAATCCGTGATCAAGCTATTGCATACAAAAGCCACATTCAAAAGGTAGTAGAGTACTACATTAAGCAAGCAATTGTATCTCATGAAAAACACTGGATTGAAAGGGTAAGCTAATGGCTATCACAACTGCAATGTGTACTTCCTTTAAACAAGAGCTTTTGCAAGGAAGTCATAATTTTACTGCGAGTACAGGGCACACATTTAAGATTGCCCTATTTACATCTTCAGCTACACTAGGTGCATCTACCACTGACTATAGTACCACTAATGAAGTGTCTGGTACGGGGTATACTGCAGGTGGTAATACACTTACTAATATTACACCTACGACAAGCGGTACAACTGCTTTTGTTGACTTTGCGGATACAACGTGGTCATCTGCTACGATTACTGCTAATGGTGCATTAATTTATAATACGACAACTGCTGGTGGTACAGGTACTACAGATGCAGTGTGTGCACTTGCATTTGGTGGCGACAAGACTTCCACTAATGGAGACTTTGTTATTCAGTTTCCTACTGCAGATGCATCTAACGCAATTATTCGTATTGCTTAATTACTATGGCTCTTATCTTAGCTGATAGAGTAAAAGAGACTACAACCACTACAGGCACTGGCACAATAACACTTGCTGGTGCTTCTGCAGGTTTTCAATCTTTTGCAGCTATAGGTAATGGCAATACAACTTTCTATGCCATTGTAGATAGTACAAATAATGCGTGGGAAGTTGGCATAGGAACATATACCGCAACAGGTACTACATTGAGCAGAGATACCATTATCTCATCTTCTAATAGTAACAATGCGGTTAATTTTTCATCTGGCTCTAAAGATGTGTTTGTGACACTTCCTGCCTCTAGAGTAACAGGATCTTCTAATATTGATGGTGGATTACCTGATTCATCATACAGCTCTATTGTCCCATTAGATGGGGGAACACCATAATGCCACAGCAAATTCAAGTACGTAGGGGCACTACAGCCCAATGGTCATCTGCAAATCCTACACTTGCTGCTGGTGAATTGGGCGTAGATACGTCACTTACTAAGTTTAAAGTCGGTAATGGATCTACTGCATGGAATAGTTTAGGGTATGCAACTATAACTTTTCAAGGTGCATATGCTGGGGGTACAACGTATTACCCCAATGATATAGTCACATACAACAGTGAAACATACATTTGTATACTTCAGAGTGTTGGCAATTTACCTACCAATGCTACTTATTGGTCTTTGCTGGCCGCTAAAGGTACTGATGGTGCCGTCACCCTAAGCACTGCACAAACACTCACTAACAAAACCATATCCGCTAGTAACAACACGTTGACTGGACCTGATGGAACTACTCAGGTTGGTTACTTAAGTTCTCCTCAGAATAGCCAAACAGGTTCTACCTACACATTAGTGCTTGGCGATGCGGGTGATCATGTTTACTTCACTGGTGGATCTACAGCAACGCTTACAGTACCTACCAACGCTTCTGTAGCATTTCCTACAGGCACAACGATCTTAGTAGTTAACAACAACAGCGGTTCTCTAACCATCTCCGGTGCTGGCGTGACCTTTCAGCTAGCCAACGGTGCTACTGGTAACAGAACGGTAGCCACTAAAGGTATGGCATCACTGTTGAAAGTGGCTCAACGGTACGAATGGCGCACAGAACAATACGTTCTTAGACGGTTCTACCAATAACTTCACCATCACCCGCAACGGAAACACGACACAGGGTACGTTTAGCCCGTTCTCACAGACCGGGTGGGGGAATTATTTTGGTGGTGGTGCTTCTAATATTAATTTACCAAGCAGTACAGATTTTGCGCTTGGAGGAGCATTTTCGTTTGAATGTTGGGTTTATCAAGCAAGCATCCCAAACCTAGTTGATTTATTAGATGTCAGGACTAGCAATGAAGTTGGTTCGTTAGGAATATCTTCAACTGGCTTTCCTCGGTGGCAGACCGGCCCAACGACAGGATCGTTAATTACAGGATCAACAGCTTTAACTGCAAATCAATGGAACTATTTGCTTTTTGTGGCTGACGCTAGCGGATGTTCTATATATTTGAACGGCACAAGAGGGGCCAATACGTCTCAAGTTGCCACATGGCCGACTTCTGCAAGACCTTGCTTTATTGCAGGAAGTTTCGGAAATGCTTCTGGTGGATCTCTAAATGGATATGTATCAGACGTTAGGTTAATTAAAGGATCAACACCATATAGCAGCACAGCAACTACAGTAACCGTTCCTACTGGATTCTTACCGTTTGTCACGAACACCGTCTTGCAGTGTTGCAAATCTAATCGTTTTGTAAATACGGTTAGCGGTACGTCAATGACGACCAACGGAACAACATCCGTCCAAGCCTTCTCCCCATTCAACCCCAGTGCATCGTGGTCTGCTGCGACTTATGGTGGGAGTGGGTATTTTGATGGTAGTGGGGATTATTTGAGTCTTTCAACCCCCGTGGTTGCAGCTACAGGTGATTTTACGATTGAAGGATGGTTTTATCTGACTAATGCTATCGGGACTAGACAAGAAATTATTTATCAAAACAGTCCAACAGACGGCAGTGCTCAAGGTAGATTAGCAATAGCCATTACTAATACAGGCTATTTAAGTACGTTTGTAGGGGGAACAAATGCTCCTGGGGCTATTTTATCTTCTGAGGTTATTAAACCAAATACTTGGTATCATTTTGCTTATACAAGAAATTCAAACACATTTACGCAATACTTAAATGGAGTAAGCCAAGCTACTCCTTTATCAGGAACTATTTCAATAAATCAAAATTTCTTACAAATTGGCTATAACCCAATTCAGGCAACATATTGGTTTGGTTACCTTTCAAATATAAGAATTGTTAACGGCACCGCCGTTTATACCAGCAATTTCACCCCACCAACCGCACCACTCACCGCCATCACTAATACATCCCTACTACTCAACTTCACCAACGCCGGTATCTACGATGCTACAAGTAAGAATGACTTGGAGACGGTGGGGAATGCTCAGATAAGTACGACACAGAGCAAGTGGGGTGGAAG